TGGGGTGCGCGAGCAGGTGGCCGCCGAGGAGCGCCGCCGCCAGCTGATGGACGTGGTATGCCCGCGGTGTGGCTACGCCAGTGCGTGCCCCCGCGAGTACAAGATCGTGATGTGCATGGCCGATGAGGCCCCCTTTGTGGGCGAGTACCGCGGCTGCGGCTGGATGCTCATGGCCGAGCCGCCGTTTTACCCGCGCAACCGCCGGGCCAAGGTCAGCGCCGTGATCGACTGCAAGATTGACCGGGGCACCGGGTTTAGTCCCGGGGATGAGGTGGTGCAGGTGCACCCGCACCAGCGCGTGCACCCGGGCCCCCTGCGGCGCGAGGGCTACCGCCGAGTGCGGCAGGACTGGGAGGCCCGCGGCCTGGTGCGCATCGTGCGCGACGCCGATGGCAACCCCGTGGAGGTCGAGTACCTGGCCACGGCCAACACCGCCCGCGAGGAGCCGGGCAGCAATTGACCGCCCCCGCCCTCGACTGGAAGCGCGGCCCCGTGCTGCGCCGCCCCATGAACCTGGCCCCCCGCGCTAAGAAGCTGCGCGCCCAGCTGACCGCCGACTTCGACACGATCGGCCGACGCGTGGTGCGCGAGCTGGCCCGCGGTGGGGTGCTCAGCCGGCTGCACACCGACGCCACCCACCGGCTGGCCACCAAGCAGGCCGTGGGCCGTGGAGGTGGCCCGCTGGGCCCGACGCGCAGCCGTGAGCTGGAGGAAGTGTTCGACTTCGACGACTTTCGCCTGGTGGCCAACCTGACCGACGACCTGGAGGACGCGTTTCGGCTGGAGCTGGAGGGCACCCTGGCCGAAGCCTACCCCGAGCTGTTCGAGGTCGGGGGCACCGCGGCGCGCCGTGCTCTGGGCGTGCGTGGCTCGTTCAACCTGCGCAGCCCCGCAGTGGCCGATGCCTTGCTCGAACGGGCCAACCAGCTCAGCGGCAACGTGGCGGCCGACGTGTTTGAGCGGCTGAAGACGGTCATCGCCGAGGAGTTTTACTTCCAGGGCCGGGGGCCGTTCGAGGTCGCCAAGTCGCTGACCGAGGAGTTCGACTGGCTGAGCCAAAGCCGGGCCGAGTTGATCGCCCGCACCGAAACCGGCGCCGTGGTGGAGGAGGGCCAGTGGCTGACCTACTACGTCACTGGCGTGCCGTTCAAGCGCTGGCTAACAACTTTAGACGGGAGGGAACGCGAGGACCACTTCGAGGCGCACGGGCAGATCCGCGAGATTGACGAGCCATTCGACGTGGGGGGCGAGCAGCTGATGCACCCGCTGGACCCCGCCGGCAGTGCCAAGCAAGTGTGCAACTGCTTCCCGGGGTTTGTGCAGGTGTCGGGCCGTGTCGAGGCTGGCCTACGAGTCGAATATGTAGGGCCGATGCTTGAGGTAACCACCGCGCGGACGGGGCGCCGGCTGACCGTCACTCCGCAGCACCCCGTATTGACCGAGCGCGGCTTTATCCCTGCGTGCGAGTTGCGCCAGGGCGACAATCTGGCCTGCTACTCGACCGTAAGCGAACGGCAGGTCGCGCGTTTTGGCGTCGTGGACTACGAACACGACCAGCCAGCCAGCATCGAGGATGTATTCAACGCGCTGCGGTTTGCAGGAGATTTGCGCGCGCGAGAAGTTTTGGTTGATGACCTCCACGGCGACGCGCGGTTCGCACAGGGCCAGATCGACGTTGTAAGCACCGATGGCGTGTTGGTTCGCCACGTTTTCGCCGAGCAATTGCAGGGCAGTGGCCACCTGGACCTCATGCTTACCAACATTGAGCAGGCGCATGCACCGGGTTACAGCACGAGCGGTGCGACGCTCCATGGGATCGACCCTGCCCCGGCGCCCAACCCAGGCCCCGCTGCATTGGCGCTCGACAGCACCACGGTCCAGCTTCATGGCGGCCCACTTCAGTACCTCCGCGTCGGACCGGCCGCGAATCTCGACGCCACACGCTTTGAACCGGCGAATAAGAACGGGGCGGGAAACGCCGTGCTGCTGGCTAATCTTTTTGAGCGAGGTGCCGGCCAGGTATTCTTCGATCCAGTCGCCGAGGTGCGGCAGTTCGAGTTTTCTGGTCACGTCTACGACCTCCAATCCCCGCTGGGGTGGATTGTCGCACAAGGCATTGTCTGTAGCAACTGCCGCTGCACCGAGATCCCGGTGCTGAGCGCCGAGCAGGCCCTGAGCGATGCCGACGTGTGGGATGGTGCCAACGACCCAGCCGAGTTTGCGCGCGACCAGCGGCGCGACCCCGACCTGCCACCGGGTATTCGCCCGCCGCCACCGAGTGAAGTGGATGACCTGGACTTTCAGCTTCCCGAGGACGAAAAGCGCTACGCCGAGGTGGTGGAGATTCGTGACCCCACGCAAGTGGTGGCGAGCCACCCGTTCGGCGAGTGGTTTGCGCGGCACTTTGGCCCTGGCCCAGCGCAGTCAGAGGACGAGTAAAGCGTGTGCTCAGCCGCAAGCGACTGGAACAGCGCCTGGCCCGTCGCCGCGAACGGCTGGAGCGCGAGGGCTGGCCCGCTGCCCCCGCCACCCGCGAGCCCGGCCTGGCCCGCGTCGAGTGCTTCAAGTGCGGGGCCCTGCTGATAGAGGTGCCCGCCGGCACCACCGTGGTCATCCTGCCCCCCGACGTAGACCCCGAAACCGGCGCTGCCCAGCACCCCCCTGGCACCGTGGTGGCCCACTGCCGCCGCTGCCGCGAGCGCCGCGCCTGGATACTCCAGCAGCCCGGTGGCCCAGGCGCCACCAACGGCAACGAAAAAACCCCTTGACACGGCCCATGCGCGGCACGTAAACGGATGGCATCGCCCCCGTCCCGGGGATGTACCTCCTGAGCGCGGCTCACGCAGCCCTGTTCGCCAGCGATGGCGGGCAGGGCTTTCGTTTAAGAGGCGAGGAGACAAGTGGCCGACGAGCACTACCACGAGCTGGCACTGCCCGACGGAACCATCGTCAACACGGGGCCGCCCCTTGGCGAGCCCGCCATGGAAGAAGAAGCGGCCCCCGCCATGCCGCCCCCACCCGATGTGCCCGTGCCCAACGTGCCCGTGCCCAAGGGGCTGAAGCGCGAGTACGTGCGCGACGAGACGGGTCGCTTTGCCACCGACGGCGCGGGCGGCGCTGCGAACACCGCCCTTGAGGCCCGGACCGTGGCGTTGGCCGTAGCCAGTGCCAAGGCCCCGGCCGAGGCCGAAGCCGGGCGCCGCCGCCTGGGGGGCCTGGTGGATCAGGCGGCCGCCCGCGCGCGCGAAACCCTGGGCAGCAGCCACCCCGCCGTGCGTGAGCTGGCGAACCTGAGCGGCGCCGCACGCCGTGCCGACCCCAGGCAGCTTGAAAGCATTGCCCACCGGCTCGGGCGCGTGAACGAGCGCCTGGCCGCCGAGGCCGCCGCCGGCAAAGCCGCCCCGGCCACCAAGGAGGTCACCCCCGTGGACGAGCGCACTGCCGCCGCCACTGCCCTGGCCCTGCGCAGCCTGGACGGGCTGCCAGCGTACGGGCGCGAGGTGTACGACCGCATGTACACGAGCACCCTGTCGATCTTTGGCAAGGCGGGCAACCCCGACAGCGAGCGCTACGCCCAGGGGATTGCCTGGCGCGGCGTGGCCCAAGCGTACGACCTGCAGCCGGCCGAGCCCCAGGCCCCGGCGCCGGCCGCCCCGGCCAAGCGCATCGACCTGCGCGCCCCGGCGGCCCAGCGCACCGTGCAAACCAAGGGCATCCCACCGAGCGTCGTCACCTCCTCAGCCGGGGGCACCATCATCGTGGGCATCAGCCGGTGGCGCGATGCCGACAAGTGGTACGACGACATCCAGGAGCGCGAGATCCCCGACTCGGGCGGCGCTTTTGTGCGCGTGGGGCTGGGCCGCCCGGGCAACCACAAGAACATCATCGACGTGCACATCCCCAAGCGCGTGCTCGACAGCATGCCCGGTGGGGTGGGTGCCGCGCAGTGGGTGCGCAACAACTGGTCGCTCATTTTCGCCATCGCCAAGGCCGACATCGCCCCCGGCGGGCTGATCCGGCGCAGCATCATCAAGCGCTTTGCCGAGCCCCCCACCGTGAAGCTGCACGTGCAGTGCAAGTTTGTGCACCGCCCCGAGGAAGCCACCGACCGCATCACCTACGACGTGGTGTACGCCCCTTGGGAAGTCGATCTACAAGGCCAGTACGCCACCGAAACTGAGGTGCGCAAGATGGCGCACGAGTTCAACGCCCGCAAGGGTGGCACCAACCTAATGCACATTACCGGGCTGCGCATGAAAGACGGGGCTCCATCCGGGCACGTGGTGGAATCGTTCATCGCGCGGCCCGGTGATCCTGACTTTCCGCGTGGCTCATGGGTCATGGGCGTGCGCTGGCACCCCGAAGCGTGGGAGCAAATCAAGGCGGGCACGCTGCGCGGCTACTCGATCGAGGGCCAATGGGGCGTCGTGCCGCTGCACCTGGTGCCCAGCCCACAGGAGGTGGCGTAACCCATGGCACGACGGCGACGCAAGATCAGCGCTGACGAAATGGCGGCCTACCTCGCCGCGCAAACCGTCGGAGAAATCGTGGAGTCCGACGTGGGCGAAGTGGCCGCCGTTGATCGCCCTGCCACGGGCCGCGAGTGGCGCTTTTTCAAGGCCGTGGGCGATGGGCCCATTCCGCAGCCAGCGGGCTTAGTCAACTACCGCACCTGCCTGGAGCAGGAGCCCACCGCCACACCCACCCTGTGCGAGTCGGCCGGTGGCGAGCCCGATGCCCCCGGCGACACCCGCGCCGTGATGGCGGCCGACATGGCCGGGCACGACGCCACGCTGGCCGACGCCAAGATGCTGCGGGACGTGGAGGAGGCGCTGCAGATCAAGGACGCCACCTTCGAAGAGTGTGTGCAAGCCGTGCTGAGCAAGCCGGGGTTCGAGCCCCAGGGCGATCGGTCGCCCGAGGATTCGGCCCGCGCCATTTGTGCCACCAAACCGGGTGGTCCGCAGGAGGAGAAGTCGATGATTACGCGAGGCCAAAAGTGCCCGACCCCGGTGGCTGGCAAGGACGCTGCCGCCCTGGCCGAGGCACCACCGCCCCCGATGCCCGAAGACCTGCTGCCCGAAGACGCCCTGCCCGATGAGCCCGAGACGATCGAAATACCCAGCAAGCCCACCGAGCTAATGCTGGGCGCGTGCATCACCCAGGCGCAGGAAGAAATGGGCCTGCCCGAGCACATGGCCGCCGAAGTGTGCGAGGCCGTGCGCCTGGACTACGGCGACCCGGAAGACGAGTCGAGGCTACTGGTGCCCGAAGGCACCACGGTCGAGGGCCTGATCAACGCGGCAGCGCTGAAGCTGGGTGTGAGCAAGTCGTTGAAGAACCCGCCGCCCGCGGGTGCGCCGGCCGTGAAGTTGACGGGCCGCAATTACTGGGGCCGCATGTTCAACAAGTTCATCGGACGGCATGAACCACGCCCCGGCCAAAAGCTGGCGGCATACCTGCAGGCGCGCGACGCCCGCGTGGAGGCATTCATGGCTGAGCAGACGAAGAGCCGGCAGGACACCGACCGCCGGATGGACCAACTGATCACGCTACTGGCGGGGGCGATCGGCGTGGAGCTGCCGGGTGCCGGCGCGGCTACGGCAACGTCTGAGCCCACGCCCGCCCCCGCTGGTGACCCCGCCGCCGCACCGGCTGGCAACCCGGCCTGGGGCGACCTGGGCAGTGGCAAGAGCCAAAAGGACGGCGCCGCAGCCGGTGCCCCCGTGGCCCCCGCCCCCACGCTGGAGGAGCGCATGGCCGCGTTCGAGGCCACACTGGCCCAGGTGCTGGCAGCGCTCGGGGCCGGGGCGCCCGCCCCGGCCGAAGAGGAAGAGGACGAGGACATGCCCGACCTCGTGGGTGCCACCCCGGCGGCAGCGCCCGTGGCAGCCACGCCCAAGCGCGTGAGCGTGCCCACGGCCCCGCTGATCAAGTCTGGCATGGTCAGCCGGTTTGCCGCCACCAAGGCCGCCCCCGGCGCAGCGGGCGACGTGGTGCATTCGACCATCCTCGGGGTGCCGGTGAGCCGCACCGAGCGCGATGCCGCGGCGTCGAACGGCGGCGGCCTGCCGCGGTTCGCACGGCGCTAAAGGGAGCAACCCGCCGATGAGCATGCTTTTCAAGTCCACGCGGTCGGTCCCCAGCCCCAAGGGCCCACCGCGCTTTGGCAATGACACGCGCCTGAGCGGGGCTGACCAGCTGCTGGCGCGCGACACGGATACGATCGGCTGGTTGGCCAAGTGCTATGCGCAGCAGCACACCGCCAGCGAGAACCAAAACCCATGGCCCATCTTCTCGGAAAAGAAGCTCGGCGCCTACCTCGCGGCGCTCGGGGTGGACCTCGATGCCCACTGCAAGGCCGTGGACAGCGAGCTGACCATTCCGGCGTGGGCCGACAGCCTGCCGCACTCGATCAAGAAGCTCGAAGGCTGTTCCTTTTTGACCAAGGCGGCACCAGACGTGTGCCTGCACCTGCGGCGGCGGCGCCAGCAGGCCCAGCTTTAGAAATGAAATGCGAGAGAGCCCCGACTAACTGCCGGCCCGAAACGCAATAGAGGGGGAGGACCACAAGATGCTGTCACAAGGGCATGCGCTGCTGGCGCACCCGCGGGTTGCCGAAGGGCGACGCCTTACGAAGCACGAGCAGGCCAAGTTTCTGCTCCGCAGCGTAGCGCCCGCCATTATCCAGCCCGAGGAAGCCGATCGGCTGATCGACTACGTACAAGACGAATCGCAGATGTTTCGCCTGGCCACGATCGAGCGAATGTCCACCAACGAGCAGGACATTCGGTTCCTGTCGATGAACGGTGGCATCATGCGGCTGGCCACCTGCAACGCCACGCCCGAGGAGTCGGTCACCATTTCGAACACAAACAAGTGTTTGAAGACCATCAGCCTCGATGTGAAGTTCTTTCTCTGCGATGACGACCTGCAGGACGGCATCACCGGCCCCCAGCTAGAGCAGCAGCTCATACGCATGACCGGTGAGACGATGGCCAAAGAGGGTGAGCTGCTGGCCTGGATGGGCAACACCAACAACAGCTACAACGCCGACACCAAGCTAAACGGCAGCGTGATGCACTCCAGCGACATGTGGTACCGCCAGCTGCAGCAGGGCCACATCCTTAACGCCGGGGGCTTCTCCGGGGCCGACGCTGGCGACCGCACTATCACGTTCCACAAGCTGAACTGCCTGCTGCGAGCCATACCGACCAAGTACCGGCGCAACCCCGAGCAAATCAACATTTTCATGCCCACCGACATGTGGCACGACTTTGCCGAGCTGCACCAGGGCCGCGAAACCGTGCTGGGCGATCGCTCGCTGCTGGGCCCGGCGCCGCGCGAGCACATGCTGTCGCCCATTGTGCCTATTGCGCTCATTCCCACCGACCTGCGTGCTTGCGGGTGCGAGTCGTTGTCCACGGCCACCGGGACGTTCGCTGTGGCGAGCGATCCGGCCAACTTCGTGGTGGGCATCGAAAAGAACATCACTTTCGAGCGGTGGCGCGATGCCCCCCGCCACCTGACGTGGCTCATTTGGACGTTCCGCATGGATGCGCTGATTTTCAACGAGGACCAAACCGCACTGCTGGATTGCGCTCAGCTCGACGCTTGCGCCACCAGCTGCACCGCTCCTGCCCTGGGGGCTGGGCGCTGCAACACGTGCCTGAACCTGGGCTCATAAAGCCCGCTGACGTAACTCACGCACGCCCGGGCGGTGGCTCCCAGGGATGGGGGCGCCGCCCGGGGGCAGTGCCAACCGCTTCGACCCGTTTCGCGGGATGGCAGGGTGCGCGGCCCACGTGGGTGCGTCCCGGGCAAGAGTCGGTCGCTTAGGGGCTCTCCGGGCCGGCGCGACCCTGGGGCGCCACCTCCGTGGGCCGCGCACCCTGCCAAGCCCCAAAGCGGGGGCAACACACCTGCCCAGCCCCAGCCTCCCAAAGGGGCGACCGAACAACCGAAAGGACCACCCCACCCGTGCCTGAGATCGTGCTGCGCCGCAGCCTAACCTTTCAGCACAATGGGCGGCATTTCCGCCGGGGTGAGCCGCAGGTGGTGCCCGATGGCGACTACCTGTTCCTGCTGACGCAGGGTTTCGAGGACCCCAACCACGAGCTGCAAATGGCGCACCCCAGCCGGCTGGCCCGCGCTCCCGCCGGCACCGAGGTGCCGGTCATTCGCACCGGCGGCCTGGGCGACGTGCTCATGGTGCTGCCCGGGCTGCGCGCCCTGGCCCAGCGGTACCCAGCGCTGCGGTTCACCTACGCCACGAGCCACGAGTTTGTGCCCCTGATGCGCGACGCCACGTTCCTGCACCGCACCGTGCCCCTGAGCGACCTGCACGGGCGCTTTCAGTGGTGCATCGACCTGCGCGGCTACAGCGAGCGCGACGGGCGCGAGCGATACGACCGCCTGGCGGTGTTCGCCAAGTACCTGCTCAACGGCGTGGCCCCCGACGCCTGGGCGTATCCGATGGTGCCCCACCCCGACGAGGTGCTGCGTGGGAGCAGCATCACGGGCGCCCTGGAGCATGGGCGCCCGGTGGTGGGTATCGCGGTGGGCAGCCACAGCCAGTCGGGCATGCGCAACTGGCCACTGCGCCACGTCGAGCACCTGGCCGAGCTGGCCTTTGACCACGGCATGCGCGCTGTGCTGCTGGACGACGTGGCCCACCAGCTGACGCCGCGCCTGGCCGCTGCCGGGGTGCGCAGCTTGGCCGGGCATCTGACCGTGCCGGCCCTGATCGCAGTGGTGTCGAGCCTGGACTTCCTGGTGACGCCCGATACGGGCGTGGTGCACCTGGCCGAAGCACTGCGCGTGCGCACGGTGGGCTACTTCACGACGGTGGTGCCCGAGGCCCGGGCCGTGCACTACACCCACGTGCGCACGCTGTATGCCGGTGTGCCTTGTGCCCCGTGCTACCACGCGCCGACGTGTGGCCTGCCACCGGGTGAAACCAAGTGCGCAGTGGCCGTGACCCCCACCCGCGTGTGGGAAGAGATCGAATGGATGGCCCAGCATTCACCGCCCTACCACTACCGGGCGGCGCTGGCCGCACCAGCCGATGCGCCGGCATGGCAGCCGGTGCAGTTTGGCGCCCTGGCAGAGGCCAATTAATGAAGGGAGCAAAGCACATGGTGACCTGGGCAGAAGCCTTCGAGTTGATCGCCGACCTAGTAAACAGCTCGGACCAGGAGGACGGGCCTTTCCTCATGGTGGCGGCCGACACACAAAGCGTGCCGCCGAACCTTAAGGTGTTCTGGCGCGAGACCGAGGATGACGAGTGGGTGCCGGTCTTGCCACAAGGGTATGTAACGGCGCCGGTGGCTTCGACGCCGCCGATCGATGACACAACGGATGGCTAATGTCCTACTCGGCATCAGGAAGAAGCACAGCGACCGCAGCAACCGCCGACCATGCGGTGTGGGCGCTGTGGAATCCGCACTCGACCCAGCGGATTCGCCTCATCCAGTGGTCGATGTTCGCGCAAGGCGGAAACCCCCTCGGTGGGTGGAGCTGTCGCCTGCGCCGAATCTCGGCCCGAGGCACGGCGGGATCGACGGTGACGCCGAATAGCTCGAACCACTCACTGCTAGGAGTGGCCCCGCCATCGGGCGCGCTCTTCGACCTGGGTGCCTATACGGTTCAACCCACGCTGCTCGCGAGCGCGGTGGACATAGGAGAGCCATGGATTATGGCTACGCTTCAAGGATGCGGCGTGGTCCTGGACTTCGATAGTGCCATCGAAATCCCTCCCGGGGCGGGGATCGCGATGATTCAGCTCAATGCCGCGGCCTCGGTGGCCTACGACAACACGGTGGTTTGGTTGGAGGACTGGATCTAATGTACACCGTCACCGGACGAAACGCGGCGACCGCAGGGACCGCCGACCATGCCGTGTGGGGATTTTGGAATCCGCACTCGACGCAGCGGATCAAGGTCATCAACTGGTCGATGTTCGCTCAGAGTGCGGCGCCAGCCGCCGGGTGGGCTTGCCGGCTACGTCGAATCTCGGCCCGAGGCACGGCGGGCTCTACGGTCACGCCGAACAGCTCGAACCACTCGACGCTCGGGGTCGCGCCGGTATCCGGCGTGCTACTCGATCTAGCGGCCTACTCGGTGCAACCGACGTTGCTTGCATCGTCGGTTGACTTGGGGCCGCGGTTCGTGTTCTCAGCCGTTCAAGGCTCGGGAATCATCTACCCGATCCCAGGCGGCCTTGAGATTGGACCTGGAGCCGGAGTCGCGATGATCCAGGTCCCGGCCACCATCTCAGTCGTGTTCGACATTGGGGTGACGTGGCTAGAGGATTGGATGTAAGAGAATGTACTCGTGCGCTGGGCGAACGGCAGCTAGTGGCAACA